GGATGAGTGGGCTGGTGTCTTCTATGAAGCAATGGGTAAGTTCGATGGCCCTATTGTCTGCCACAACATTGCCTTCGAGGCCAAGTGGTTTGAGATCCAGTCACGATGGAGCATGCCTTGGCACCGTTCTCATGACACCATGATCATGGCTCAGCTAATTGACCCGCTAGGTCAGGGCGGTTTGAAGCCATTGACTGAACGCTATGTGGATCGCCACGCAGCTTATTTGCAGACTCAGCTGGATGTCGGGCTGTCAGCCAATGGTTGGACATGGGGAACCGTGCCTACAACATTCGCGCCTTACTGGTCTTACGGTGCTTTGGACACGATTCTTACTATGCGCCTATTTGAGCAATTCTGGGAGAAATGTGCTCCAGGCAAACCGTACTCTCAGGCATATGAGCTGGAAATGAATACACGCCGTATCGTAACGCGCATGGAGCTAAACGGTGCACGTCTTGACCTTGACTATTCGCAGAAGAAGTTCAACGACTTATTGCAGTACACAGAGCAGGTTAAGGACTGGGTCCAAAAAACCTACAATGCGTCTGTGACGAGTAACCCTCAGATGGCTCGTGTATTCGAGGAGCAACTTGGCTCTCAAATCACTGAGACTACTCCTAGCGGACAAAAGTCACTAACTAAGGATCAACTCAAGCTTTTCACTATTCACGGTAGCGAAGAAGTGAAGCAACTCGCCGATACTATGCTCAAGCAGCGTAAGGCAGACAAACTTGCAAACACCTACTTCCTAAACTTCATTAACGACAACGTAAACGGATTTGTACACCCGTCTGTGAAGACGATGGGTGCTCGTACTGGACGTATGTCCATCCAGAACCCAGCATTGCAAACTCTTCCAAAGGGCGACGACACTGTTCGCCGTGCGTTCCTTCCTAAGGATGAAGATCACGTAATCGTTACCTCGGACCTTGATCAGGTTGAATTCCGTATGTTCTCGTCACTATCTCAGGACGCAAACCTGATCAATCTGTTCAATATGGCGGACGCCACTGGTTCCGACCCGTTCACTGAGATCGGCCGTGAAATTTATGCTGACCCGACAATGCAAAAGTCCGACAAGCGCCGTGGTCTTATTAAGGGTGTAGTTTATGGTCGCCTCTATGGTGCTGGTGTCTCTAAGCAGGCACTTACTGCTGGTGTGCCTGAAGAGCAAATGCGTGCCGTATCTAATGCCTTTGATGACCGATTCCCTGGAATGTCCCTATTCCAGAAGAAGGTCGAAGACATTGGAATGCGTCGCCTACGCGCTGAGGGTCAGGGCTATGTCAACACTTGGACTGGGCGTCGCCTACCTTGTGACGAAGACCGTGTATATACCCTCGTGAACTACCTAATTCAAGGTGGTGCAGCTGAGGTATTTAAGTCAAACCTAATCAAGTTGGATCAGGCCGATTTGACCGATCTTCTGATCGTTCCCGTACACGACGAAATCGTGCTAAATGCACCGCGTAAGGACGTCGAAGAAATCAAGAAGTTGGTGCGTGAGTGCATGACAACACGCGAAGGCTGGGCAGTGCCTCTAACTGCTGATGTTGATGGCCCTCTAGAAAACTGGGGAGAGAAATACTAATGAAATACATCTTGTCTGTAGACCCGGGGAAAGCTACCGGAATGGCCCTATTTAGCCTAGAAATTGGTCAGGAGCCTGTTTTAGAGTGGTCTGGGGAACTACAACAGAATGAATACGCCGAGCCGATACGAGGCTTCCTAGGGCAGTATGGGCCTGATCTAGAGGTGGTTTGCGAGCGATTCACTATCAATGCTCAGACTGTAAAGAACTCCCAAGCGCCTTTTTCATTGGAGCAGATTGGCATCCTAAAGCAATGTCTTATGGATGTGGGTCGTGCAGCTGACGATATCTACTTCCAAAGCCCTGCTGATGCTAAGGCCATGTTTGACAATGCAAAACTAAAGAAACTTGGCTATTGGCACAAGGGTGGCGAAGGCCACGCACTTGACGCAATCCGACACGGTCTGCTAAGGTGCATTAAAGCTGGATGGAAGCCAGTAAAACTACTAGAATAATTATTATCAAAAAAATAACTTGACAAAGTTTTTTTCTGATAATATAAATATACGTAAAGACGCAAAGGATTCAGATGTCAGTTTTTGTTGAGCTAGAGGACTCTGGCGAACACATCATTATTAACGCCGAGTGGCGTCTCAAGGAGCTTTGCAAGAGCATTCCTGGTGCCTCTTGGAGCGCAAAAGAGTCTATCTGGCGTCTACCGGTTTCTTGGGCAGGGTGCCTAGCACTGCGCTCAACCTTCAAAGAGCAATTGGAACTGGGCCCTAAGTTGAAAGAGTGGGCTAAGAACGAGAAGCTTAATCGAGTAGACCCCTCTAACGAGCTTCGTGATGTTGACGTCATGGAAGATGGCGATGCGGATCTTTTTCCTCACCAGCGCGCTGGCGTTGAATTTCTTGCTAAGGCCCGTAGGGCTCTACTAGCAGACGAGCCGGGTCTTGGTAAAACTGCTCAGGCTATTCGCTCTCTCAAGCGTCTGCATGATCAAGGAGAGCAGATTTTCCCTGCACTAATTGTCTGTCCAAACACTCTTAAAAAGAACTGGGAGCGCGAGTTTGACAAGTGGTGGCCAGGAGTAAACGTCACTGTAATCGGTGGCTCGGCTGTTCAGCGTCGCGCTCAATTTGAAAGCGAAGCAGATGTCTATGTAATCAACTGGGAGTCGCTACGTAGCCACTCTCGATTGGCACCATATGGTTCTGTAGCACTTGCTCGCTGCCAAGACTGTGACGGGCACGACTCACGCATTACGCCTGCTCGTTGCGAGGTCCATCCTCGAGAGCTAAATGCCATTGACTTCAAAGCAGTAATTGCCGACGAGATCCACCGCTCAAAGGATCCTAAGTCAAAGCAGACTCGCGCGCTTTGGGCAGCTACCGGAGATGCCGATGTTCGTTTTGCACTGACTGGAACCCCTATTGCTAATGACGTAGTTGACCTGTGGCCGATCCTTCACTGGATTTCTCCAAAGGAATGGCCTAGCAAGACTCGCTGGATTGACCGCATGATTAACACCATGTTGAATGCGTTTGGTGGAATGATGGTCCTTGGCGTAAAGCCTGACATGGAGCAGGAGTTCTACGCGGCTATTAACCCACGCATGCGTCGTATGTTGAAGTCTCGCGTACTCCCTTGGCTACCAGAGGTAATCAATGAGCGCCGTGACGTTGAGATGGGCGCAAAGCAGGCAAAAGCCTACAAGCAGATGCTAGAGAACATGATCACGCTGATTGAGAAGCCTGACACTTCCGTAGATGCCGTAGTAGCCCCTAACCCACTTACTCAAGCCATTCGACTTCTACAGTTCGCTAGTACCTACGCTACCGTTGAGGTAGACGAAGCCGGGCAAGAGACTCTAGTAATGTCAGACCCTTCTTGTAAGATCGATGCTCTGATGGATGACATGAAGAATGGTGACTTTGGTGATGACTCTGTTGCTGTCTGTGCTGTGTCACGCCAGTTGATTGACCTATTGAGTGCACGACTAACGAAAGAAGGTATTCCTCACGGTCTGATTACTGGAATGATTGAGGCTGACGAACGCCAGCGTCACATTGATGACTTCCAGTCTGGCAAGACTAAGTGGATTCTATTTACCGCTCAGGCTGGTGGTGTTGGTGTCACCTTGACAACAGCACGTCGCCTTGTTATGCTTCAAAGGCCGTGGTCACTTGTTGACCACAAGCAAGCTCTAGACCGAGTACACCGAATCGGTTCTGAAATCCACGACTCAGTAATCATTACTGACTATGTGACTCAGGGCACTATCGAGGAACGTGTAATCCAGGCTCTAGATACCAAAGCCGACAACTTTGAGCAGATCGTCCGTGACAAGGACCAGCTGCTTAAGATGCTTAAAGAAAGTAAGGCAACTCTGTAATGACGACTGAACCAATTCGTATCTCCAACTCGGAGATCCAGACCTTTAAGGACTGCCGACGTCGCTGGTGGTTTACCTACTATCGCCGTCTTCAGCCAAAGCTAAAGGACTACACTGGAGCACTCGCACTCGGATCCCGTATCCACGAAGCTCTTGATCAGTACTACAGCTCTAACATGGAGCGCGACCTACTAGAAATCCATGCTGAACTAGTAGCAGCCGATCTAAAGACCATGACTGACGAGTTCCGTGACACAACTAGTCTAGAGACTGAAGCAGAGCTCGGTCGAGTTATGCTCGAGGGCTATCTAGAGTGGATGGAGCTCGAAGGTATTGATGCCGAACTCGAGATGATCTCAACTGAAGAAATCATTGAGCGTCCAATGATGGAGGGTCGTGTAATTCTTCAGGGCAAAATTGACATGCGCGTACGTCGCAAGATTGACGGCGTACGTATGTTTCGTGACTTCAAGACCGTTGGTGGCTCTTTTGCTGACTTCGGTTCTATCGCTCACATGAACGAGCAGGTGTTGACCTACATGGTCCTAGAAGAGGCCCAGAATAAGGAAGGCGAACGTTCAGAGGGCGGTATCTTTACGATGCTCCGTAAGGTCAAGCGTGGTGCATATGCTAAGCCACCGTTCTATGACCAGATTGAGGTTCGTCACAATGCTTTCACCTTACGCTCGTTTTTCCAGCGTCTAGAGGGTACTCTAGAAGACATGCTTCGTGTTCGTGATGGACTTGATGCTGGTGAGAGCCACTACAAGCTTGCATATCCAAAGCCGTCTCGTGACTGCAAGTGGAAATGCCAATTCTTCTCTATTTGCCCGCTGGTTGACGATGGTTCGGCAGCTGAAGCAGCAATTAGCGATGCGTTCGAGTCAAAAGACCCGTACGGTTATTACGGAATCGAAGAAAAGAAAGGAAGTGAGTAAGAATGTCGGAAGTCGATCGCAGTTTAACAATTATGGTTTATGGCGAATCGAAGGTTGGTAAGTCAACCTTTGCCGTTACAGCTCCTTACCCACGTCTTATGCTTGACGTAGAGGGTGGACACCGCTTCCTCCCTATTACTGTCAAGTATTGGGACCCTATTCGCGAAGAGCCACCGGTTGCTGATGGAACATGGGACACTGTTGTGGTCCAGGTTCGTGACTACGATGTAGTCCTCAAGACCTTCCAGTGGCTTCAGAGCGGAAAGCACCAGTTCAAGTCCTTGATCATTGACTCAATCTCTGAGTTGCAGGTCAAGTGCATGGACAACATTGCAGGAACCGAACAGATGAAGATGCAGCAGTGGGGCGAATTGCTTCGCCACATGGGCGCGCTACTTCGTGATCTTCGCGACTTGACAATGCACCCAACTCAGCCTCTCGAGGCTGTAGTTCTGACCGCAATGGCACGTAAGGGTCAGGATGGCGTATACCGTCCTTATCTACAGGGTCAGCTTGCAATTCAGGCCCCATACTTCTATGACATCCTTGGCGCAATCACAGTGGAGCAGTTCCCTAACCCGGATCCACTTCAGCCTCCATACAAGGTGCGACGCATGTACGTTGAGCGCACACCAGAGTATGAAGCTGGCGAGCGCGTTCAGGGACGTCTTGGAAAAATCGTCGAGCAGGGAGACCTTGGTGTCGAACGCATGCTTGATGTAATCTTTGGCGAAAAGACAAAGACCACAAAGAAAACTAGTAACTAAGGAAAATCATGAGTTCACTCAATTGGAGCGACCTGATCAAGGACGCAGGAGAACCTACCAGCTACGACCCGCTACCAGATGGCGACTACGAGCTTAAGGTTATCGAATCAAAGGCTAAGAACACTCAGTCTGGTAAGACTATGTTCAGCATCACCACCGAGGTTCAGGGTGGCCCACACGCAAAGCGTCGTGTCTGGGACAACCTAACCGTCTCACCTGAGAACCCTAAGGCATTGGCTATCTTCTTCTCGAAGATGGAGGCCCTAGGTCTACCTCGTGATTTCTTCACTACCTCTAACCCAAGCAACGCACAGATCGAGCAGGCTCTGCTAGGTCGTTCGTTCCGCGGTACCCTAGGTAAGAAGACCTACAACGGCAACGTAAGCAACGAGATCACCAAGTACTTCCGTTTGGTCTCTGACGCTTCTGTGGGCGGTGCGGTACCTCCAGTACCAGCTGCAGCACCAGCACCTGCTCCAGCAGTTGCTACTCCGTTTGACGGACCTTCTGTAGCGAACCCAGTAGCTGCGGCACCAGCCCCGGCTCCTGCTCCAGCTCCGGCAGCTCCAGTCACTTCTGAAGAGCCGTTCTAAATAAATCGATTGAGGGGGTGTCTATGGCACCCCCTCTTTCTTTATAAGGGTTATAAATGAAAGTACTATTTACTGGCATGTTGTCGGCCCACTGTAAGGCACCGACCGCCGTATCTAACAAGACCTTCTTCACATCGTTCTCTCTGGCGTTCCCTGAAATATATCCAGAAGCAGAAGTAGAGTGGAAGGCACCAGATTTATCTTGGGACAAGGAGTTTTTGTCTCAATATGACTTAATCTTTATTGGGCTAGTACCGCCAACGTCACTCAGCGCAAACATGGTCTATGGGGCTCTAAAGACTTTGGATAATGTATATGACTGGAAGAATGTGCACATTCTTCTGGACTCTCCTCAGCTGTGGCAGTACGTACCTAGCTTCAATGCGATCAGCAAGGATCCTAGCTACCTAGTTAGCGACTTCTACTCTAAACGCCCTGGATTCAACAAAGCAGACACGTATAAGAACGTATCAGCGTTTAAGAATGTTGCTGATAAGTTCCTAAATATTGCTTGGCCTAAGACTCTGTACCCGGCTTTGCCTTGGCAGACAGACGTAGCTATCACTAAATACCTACCGCAAGTGGATAAGAGCTACGCAGTCAATCTGGACCACTATTTCTTACGTGATGCTCAGCCGAGCTTTTCAGAAAAGAACAATCACTGGGCTGTCGAGAACTACAAATCTAAGTGGGCACAGAAGCTGAACAAGACTGTGTCTAATGAATTCACCGAGCTAAAACTCGGTAGGACCTTTAACGACTCCCACGCTGAGGATGTAATTAGGCATTCGATGGGGCTAGTTATTCCTCCCATTGATCGTGGAGTTGGAACTTGGTGGAGCTATAGGTATGTTCAGGGCTTGCTCTCGGGTACGCCTATTGCCACTGATTGGACCGAATCTATGGCTCTAGGAGCTGCTTGGTCTGTTCTTCCATACCAAATTGAAGAGATGAGCGTGTCTCAGAGGCATGAGCTTGCTAGACGGCAACTCGAGTCGTATAGGGA